TTACGCAATCTTTTTCAAAGAAAATGTTATCTTTTTTAGTAAACTTTAACATTTGAAACGGTTTTGTTGACTTTATAGCATAAAAAAACCCCTCAATTAAGAAGGGTTTAGATAGGGATTAACCAGATCCCATTTTAAAAAACCAAAATTATGAAAAACTAATCTTTAAAAAATGTAATTATTTGTTGTCTTTTGTGTCTCGTAATAATTAAAAGTTGTGAAACATCTTAATGTATTTTTGAAATTTGTTTTTACCCAGTCAGATGGTGGGCTAATTGCACCAAAGTTTTGATACTCAAACGCTGTAGAGCTTGTTAAATCAAATAATAATTGGTGGCTATCTCCTTTTCCGAACTCTATATCGTATTCCCAAAGTTTATATTCATCAATATAGTTTTTAATCTTCTCAATTTGTACGGGGTCTAATTTAGGTTTAAAGCCAAATTTTAAACTCTTTTCGTCTTTACCGTGAGTAAGAATAAAACATTTTTTACCTTCAATATAATGATCTATAAACTTTCTTTGATTAAATACCTCTATATTATTAGGATATTTCAATTCTATATAAGTTTTAAAAGCGGAGTTTAAAACGTAACCAAACGCACCCGCATGATTATCATTACAAATATTAACTACTTTTATCTTTCTATATTTCTTAAACAATGCGTCGATTAAGTTTATTTTAAACCGCAAACCTACGTCGAAAGCCTTTTGGCTATCCATATTTTGCGGTAACTTATGACCTCCTCTAGTTGTATATCCTTCCCAACCGTCTAAAAAGTCGCCTAATTCATGTAATAGTAATGTATCTGATTTTTGATTCTTTAATATTTCATTAACAAAAACGGTTAAACTTTCAAATATTTCCTTTTCATTCCAAGAACCTTCATATAAAGAATAACCGTCTTTGTTTACGTCCATCCCAATATGAGTATCAGAAATAACAGCCCTATCAAATACGCACCCGTTAGCAACGTAAGGTAGGGAATCGCTACTGTAATATATTTCAATAGGTTTCACTTTATCCTTAAATATAGACGCGAAATCTATCTCTTTATTTTCCTCTGTTTCCTTTTCGTAAAAAGCAATATTATAAAATGGTATTCCAGTATGTGAAACTAATTTAAAACTCCTTACTTTGTCGTGATCTAATCCCCAATGTTTGCAATATTTTTCAATATCCATTATTTTACCATCGTTCCCAATAGCCGTGAATATCATTTTTTTAGGCTCGTAATCGTTTATAAAAGTTTCCGTATCTTCTATGTCAATATCTTTATTTTTACGGCTTATAACGTTCCCTTTTGCGGGTTTAATTCTGCTAAAATCTTCAAGTAAACTAATTAACTCATTCTCTTGACTCTCTGTAAGTCTGTAACGGTTTGCATCATTTAAAGTAAGCCCTAATTTATCCGCTATGTTTTCGTTTATTGTGTATCTTCTGTTTGCGTTTCTTTTCATTTGGTTTAGTTTTGGTTTACTTGAATTTGAAATATAAATAGCCTATAATTAAAAGGATAATAACCCCCATTACATAGCTTATAGAATAATCTTCTTTTTCAGTCTCTTTTACTTTGACAACTTGTTTAATATCGTTCTTTGTTTCAACTGTTTTTAAGCCCTTTTTAGCTTCTGTTTTATCCTCTTTGATATTAGTGTTGACTTTAGATTTAACCGCCTTAATTCTAGCATTAAAATAAGTCTTACCGTTAATCGTTAAGGGTTTTGTGTTGTCGATTGGAGTGATATCTAATTCGTCAGACTCAGCTATAATGTTAGTATCTGTTTTAGTAGCTGTTTTAGTTTCCGTTTTATCGGTTTCTACTGTCTCGGTCTTGTCTGTAGCTTGTGATTTAGTGTTAACTACTTTACGAGAGCATCCACTTAAGAAAGTCAGCATTAAAAGCGATATTATAAATACTATTATTAAGACTCTTTTCATAGTTCTGTAAAGTGAGATACTGTGATATTGTTTATTTTAGATTGTAGTATATTATTGATAGTAATGCAATGCTCGTATAACTCAGACTTCTCAAATTCATTAAGCTGAATTATTAAGTCGTCTTTTCCTAAAGTCTTAAAATAGTTTTCAAGCTCTATCCCGCTTCCTAATTCTTCTATTAGATTTTCAGGGGATAGCATTTCAAGGTATTTGTTTGGTTTAGTGTACATATTTTATGGTTAAAAGTTTCACAAATATAAGCATAAAAGTAATACATTTGATTACGAAATGATTATTTTTTAAAGTAATTAGCTGATTCTTTGGATCTTCTGATAGTAAGACCGTTTAAAACCTTACCTCCTGCCTTATTCCATCGGCTAAATTCGTGCGCTATGCTTGGATCGTTCGGGTTTATGTTAACTTTTCTTAACAAAGTAGAACTTATAAAAGCACCCGTTCCAATATTGTAGGCTAAAGACACCATTGAATTAAAGGAATTTTGACTAACACAAACTTTTAAATTCTTATCTACTGCCTTTGCAAATCTATCAGCTATTTCCTTAAACATTTCAAAGGCTTCTTTTTGTGTAATAGATTTATCTAACATCGTAACTCTTTTACCATCTGAATAGTAAGTATTACCATATCCAATTGTAGGTATTTTAACTGAATCTAAATACGGTTTTAATATTAATCCTTCAAAACCTGTTATCAGTTTATATCCGTTTTCGTCTAGTCTCATTGTTTTTTTTTATAAGTTTCAAAAGCCTTTTTTAGAGAGTCGTGTTCTCTTTGTAATTCGTTAAATTTCTTAGCTAATTCAGCGTGCAATTTCTCCCAGTTTAAAGACTTCTCTGTTTCTTTTGCAAGTTGCAGGAATATATCATTGAACTGTTTCTGTAGGTCGTTGTTATGCGCCTTAATGCTTGCCATTTCTGTAACAAATTCGGCTATTCGCGCTTTATAATCTTCTAAGAAATCCCCATATAAATCAGACATAGCTTTAACTGCATCTGTATTAGACTTCTTAATATCAATATCTTGTTTTTGCCTACCTCCAAAAAACCAACCTATAACCCCACCACCTCCCAAAAGGGAAGTGATTAAAGCTATATTATCCGTTATTATATTCATTACTCAACTTCAATTAAATAGTCCTCTGTAAAAGTCTTTGTATTGTAAGTAATCGATGCCGTAATTACAGTATATCCAACTGCTAAAACACTAACTAATCCAGATGAATTAATAGTAGCTACTGACGGAATATTTGACGAATAAGTTACAGTAGAATTATTAGTATTAGTTATTTTATTAGTGAACGAATCGCCAACTTTTTTAACTAAAAGACTTTTTGAAAAACCAAAATTTACATTTTTATAAAAAGGAACTAACCAGTTTTGCAACGGGTAATTTTTACCGAAAATGTTATTCCCGTTTATGTCTTTTGGTCGTTGTACAACTGCGAAATCCTCTGCTCCGCCAATTGTTCCGTCAATAGTATCGTCTACATACTTACTGAGTGAAACTGATTTGTCAGAGTCGCAAATATTACCACTTCCCTCTCTATTTAATCCAGCATACGAAATCTCAACAACCCCGTCTGTCAAACTTTTATTGGTTTTTATAAAAATAATATTTCCGACTATTTCAACTGACGCTATACCTATTGACACAGCGTTTTTATAAACCTCGAAGCCAAAATTCGTTTTCTTAGGAAGCGTATCTGTATCTAATTTTAAAGGGGAAACAGGAGTATAACAATGTATTTTTACAGAGTTTCCGATTGTTTCAAAATATATCGGCTTGACATTAGATTTATCTGTATTTTTTAGAAATACACTTGTCAAACTTTTTGCAACAAGTTCCGAAAACCATCTGTAGCCGTTTCTATTTGGGTGCTGACTACTGTTTTGCGTTAGTTGGTAGGTAGGATTTAATAAAATAATATCGTCGCACTCATTTGCGAGTTCAACCTGAGCCTGTGTGATAGTCGATTTCTTATTACTGTTAGTTATCCATTTATAAGATGTTTGGTAGATAAAAAAAACAGGCTTGAACTGTTGCCCGTAAGCAGCCATATAATCCGCTTGTAAATCGTTTTTTAATTTATAAATAAAGTGTTTATACTCTGATTTTATAGATGTGTATGTTCCACCGTATGAATAATTAGACTCACCTTGCATAAAAACAATAGCACAATTTCCAATCGTCTTACCTTCTCCATCTGCAATAGATTTTAATTTAGTCATTTGACTAAGTACTTGTGTGTAATAGGTTGTTCCTTTTACAATACCTTCGATATTAATTCCACTCGTTCCACCCGTACTGCCTATAAATTTTTGCAGTTTGTTTACTCTCCTTCTGTAGATGTTAGAAAAACAGTTGGTTAAATGCACTACTGGTGCTTCTGAATAAACTGAAACCAAACCGCTTAACGCATTTTCAGCAGAATACTGAGCGTGTCCGTTAGTCCCTAAACCGAAATTATTAGCTACTGCGACTGTTGATAAAATACCATTACTCGCACCACCTTGCGCTAACGATTGTCCATAAACTAAAATCTGTGCATAATCAAAATCATTAGGTAAAGCATATTGTAAAAGTCCTAAATCACTTGCATCTGCTTGCTCTTGATTCTTTTTTTCAGAAAGTAATAAATCTAAATCATCTACTTTTGAAAAAGCAGACTCAAAAAGAGTTACTGTTGCTGCTGCTGCCCTTGTCACATACATTTTAATAGCAGATGTAGGCGGCACTATTACAAAATTAGTTATTGAATTTCCAGTTGACGCTATTGTTTCCCCTAAAGTCCTAACGCCTAAAGCATCCTCAAACATATAAGCGGTAAAAGTCCCTGATACGGCAAAACTAGAATTTGAAAGTAAATATTTTTTTAACGTATTTAAAGGATATACAGAATGTCTGTAAAGCGTAGGACTAACGCTTGTGTTGATCGCTAAAGAAGCATCAATAAAACCATCATTTACCGAAGTAGGCGCGATTAAAGTGTTTCCTGTAACGTTTAATGAGTTGGTTAAATTTGATGAAGATGCATTTAATAAAGAAATATCTGTTTCATTTGTCGCTATTCTACTTACTATTGTCGTGTTTACAATAGTGACAACCGTTGCAATTCCACTATTAGTAATAACCCAATAACCCCCGAAATATAAACAATCTTCACTTACTGTAAACTCAACGCCTAAAGTAACCGCTTGAATTTTTGTATTAACACCATTTGAATTATTTGTGTTATATAATCCTATTATGTCAATCGCTGTAACATTAGTAGTTGTGATAATGCATTTATTACCTTTTTTTAGTTGATTTCTAAAATCTGCATATCTAAAATTATTATTCCAAATATTAGAAACTGAAAAAGAATTATTTGTTAATGGATTCGAGAACGTGCTTATATTTGCATTTGTGGCTTTAATATCTGTTTCGTTAGTTGCAATTCTAACAGATAAAGGATTACTAACTATAGTAACAACTGTTGCGATACCGCTGTTCACAATAGCCCAATATCCACCAAAATATAAACAATCTTCATTTACAGTAAACTCAATACCCAGAGCAACTACTTGAATTTTTGTGTTTGAACCGTTTGAATTATTTGTGTTATATAAAGCTATCTCCCCTATAACT